ATTTTTACAAAATTTGAGTATTTCGTCCTTTACAAATGTAAGGTCGTCTGATTCCATGTAACGAAAAACTTCCTTTAGTTGTTCTAATATGGCGGTCTTCAGCACGTCATTTTCTATGCCTGTGACTTTAACTTTTAATACGTCTTTCGTTGGAGGTGTTTTATATTCTCGGAAATGGTCTAATATAACTTCTAATAGCCAACTATTAGCATCTGACTCAAAATAGTCTGCTTGTATAATATCAGTAATTTGCTGTAAAAATACTCTATCTGTAAACATTGCTGCTAAAACTTTTACTTGAAAGCCCCAACCGTATTCACTTAACTTATCTGTCATATTAGATAATAATAAAAATTATAATAAAATCAAATCATTTATGTGTTTGTTTTGCATATGCATCTAACGAAAGCCATGTTCGAGTCAACCAGTCTGGTAAATTCTTCATTACAGCCCACATTTTATCTTCATAAAATAATCTTTGAAACTCAGCTCTATTTAAAGCAGATACTGGTTCTGACATTATTCCTCGAATTTTAGAAGATACATTTGCAGATATATCTAATAATTTTATATCCATGAGTTGCCAATTTTTAATTAACGTTTCACGATTGTCTAAAATCTTTTGATATTTTTTTGTTTCCGTTAAAAGTCGATTACTTTTTTCAAATAACTCTTCTAACGTAACTTGTTTTTTATGTACGATTTCTGGGATAAGTTTTAAGATAGTCTTTGGACCTATACCAGCCACACCAGGAATATTATCTGATTTATCTCCCGTAAATGATCTATATAATACCATATTACTAGGATGTACACCAAACTCATCTATAACTGCTTGGGTGTCATACATTTTCTTTTTAATAGGAGACCATACTTGTATCCGGTCGTCTACTAATTGATAAAAATCTCTATCGGTAGAAACAATTGTAATTTTTTTACATGTTTCATTGTACATTTGTGCAATATAGGCAATAGTATCATCTGCTTCTATGCCATCCATTGCTAAAAAGGTTACTGGTAAATTATCTAAATATGAAACTAATCTACTAAATTGCTTTCTCATTGACTCTTGTTCATCTTCTATACTTGTTTCGTGATGATCGAATCTTCGAAGTTTAGTTTTATTAGCTCGATTTGCTTTATAACCTTTATAAATCTTTCTTCTTTTAGCGTTACCGCCTCTTCCGTCAAATGCAATTACGCATCTACTAGGTTTAAAGTCTCTGACAGTTTTACCTATAGAATATAAGAATCCAGTAATACCACCAATATGGTCACCATCTTCATTATATGCCGGAGTTGCACCGAAACTTCTAATAAAGGTATTGAGCCCGTCAAATACCATGATATGATCATTAGCATTCTTTGGGCTCGTTTCCTTTTCTTTCTGTAACTCTTTAAATAATCTTTGATACTTATTCATTATCCTTCTTCGTCAATTACTTCTTCATCGATAACAACATCATCGATACCTCCGTCTATACCAGCTTGATATTTGAATATATAAGCGTCGCAGATTCTTTTGTATAACCTTTCTTTTGCTTCGGGGTTTTGCATTACCTTGCTAACAAAATCTTTGCTTTGGAACTTCATTTCTCCATGAACTTCTCCAGTTTCATGATCTACATCTTCTAATGTGTACCATGCACCTGCTTGTTTAACCAATTTGAATTTCTTCATCAAATTCAACCAACCTCCAAAGTTGTCAATACCACTATCATAATAGATTTCATAATCAATCTTACGATGTGGTGGACCCATACGGTTTTTGACTACCTGCACGCTGGTTTTACTACCCACTACTTGCTCTGCACCATTAACTGTTGCTTTAATCTGACCGGTATTTTTTAGTCTTAGTCTGACAGATGCATGGAAAGGAATTGCCTTACCGCCTGCTGTTGTCCACTGATCACCAAATGACACGCCCATTTTAACTCTTAGTTGATTAGTAAAGATCAAACAGATTCTCTCTCGGGCAAT